GGCGGCGTGCGACAGATAACAGCGGTTGTCGTACCCGGCGCAGATATCCAGCGGCCATCCCTGGACGCCTTCCGGCGAATCCCACGATGGCCAGCTCCACTCGTCCCACTGGCTGAACGGCAGCGCATCCCAGGTCACGGTCTCTGATTCGCGGTAATGACCGAAGGCCGAGACCGCCAAATCCAGACGGCTCCAGATGCCCTGCTTATAGCAGAATACCACATTGTTGCCGTCGGCGTCGGCCCCGTAGGGAACGGCCCACCAGATTTCGCCGTATTCGGCGATAAATACAGAGCGAATTCCTTTTTGCAGTGTTTTGTCCTGAACCAGATTGCGCAGGTCGTCGCCCAGCGGACGGGAGATAATGCCGCTGTCCACCTCGCGAAACGTCATATCGCTGGCATAGAAATAGAGATTGCCGTCCGCATCGTTGATGATCGAGTCGGGCGAAACCGACCCGATTCCGACGTTGTAACCGCGGCTGTTAAAGATCAGCTCGGTGCCGGTGTACCAGAACAATCGGATGGATTTGTCCTTGAAGACATACAGAATATCGCCCTTTTGACCGAATCCGCCGTCGATTACCCCGTTGCCGTCCACGTATGCGGCGCCGGCATCGGTGCCTTCGACGTCCTGCCGCCAGTCTTCGTGATCGTCCAGGTTTGACCAGATTAGACCGTTGTAGAAGTTTTCTCCGGAACTGAGCGAATAGTTCCCGAAAACGACGTGGGATTCGAACGTTGTAACGAATTTGGCGCGGCTGACCGTGGTCGGTGTCGATTCGTTGTCGATGGCGGTCGATAGCGTGCTGAAGGATGATTCGGCCACCGTGCCGTCCCAGACGACGGGGGCATCCTGATTGTTGGTGGCGATCAGGCGGCCGTAAAACGAGGTGGCCGACCAGTGGTCGGTTTCCTTGCCGGTAAATGCGGTGATCCACGCCGTGGTTACGGTGTTCCACAAATAAATTGATGTCGGCGTAAACGCGAACAGGTACAGGGTGTTTTCATCGTCCAGCAGGTCGAAAAACCGAAGGACAGGCCCCGCATCGGGGACGGGAACGTGCATAAACGCCGCCTCGTTGGGGTCGGTCTCCAGGCCGTCGGTGTAGAGGGCTACCCGCGGCCCCGGCTCGAATCCGCCGCCCGCCGCCGGCTGGGGATAGCAGAATATCTGGCCGCCGGTGGCCGTCAGGACGGTGCGGTCGGTGTTGCTGTCGTAGGCGACATCGATAGCGGTGTAGGTGTCGTGGTATCCGTTGCCTACATCGAACAGGACGATATCGCTGCCGTCAGGAATGGACGGGGTAATATCGCCGCTGACATAGATAATATCCAAGGACGGCGAACAGGCAAAGCTTTGCCGCATAAACATCTTGCGGCGCAGTTTGGCTGTTTGGATTTCGCCGTGCCAGTAGCGGATGTTTTCGGCGTCTGGAGTGAAGGCCTTGTCCAGAAGGACGGACGGAAAGTCCTTGCGCAACCCCAAGACCGGACTGTATATGCCAAAGTGTTTCATAGCCTACTCGTTTGGATACCAGGTGATGGATCTGTGCCCTTCCGCTTCTCCAGTACGCCACGCCGCAAATGACAATTCACAAGCGTCTCGAAAGCGTCCTTTGGCAAAAGCCACGGTTCACGTGCGGTGACCTTACCAGTGCTGAGGTTGTATATTGGAAAGGGTTGATAAGCCATTTATACTCCAAGAGGAATCCAGTAAACTGTAGCTGTTGCACCTGTACCAGATACATCAACTCTCCATGTATCTCCTTTCTTGACTGGCATAGTAAAACCCAGAACAGGATTAGTCGCATAGACAGCAGCGGTTTCCTGTTTTATCCTTGTAACTGACACCGGAGTCTCTCCAGTAAGACTATGGGGGCTATTGGGGCCATTTGTAAAAGCTACCACGAAGCCGTCTGTTGCGGCTGTGTATTGCGTTCCGGATGCCTTTGTTTCCCAGTTTCCAAAAGAAGGAATGGAATCATCGACATACTTCTTAGTCGCCGCATCCTGATCTTCGGACGGGTCAGCGATATTTTTCACCTGCCGTCTGCCTTCCGTGGCCGTGCCGACCTCGACGTTTGATTCGCGGGTTAGCTTGAGGATGCTGACAAAATCCGAATCGTCGTCTTTACGGCCTTGGATCGTCAGCACGTCGTCGGACGACTGAATCCGCCAGCGTCCGGCGGGCGCCGACTGGTCGGCCTCCTGAATATTGATCTGCGGCAGGTTGTTTTTCAGCAGGATATTGGACAGACCGCCGTTGTCGGTCAGCTGGATTTCATTGCCCGCCGCGTCGCGAAAATGCAGTTCAGGTGTGCCGGAGACGGTTTTGATGTACAAAATCCCCTCATCACTGGCGCCCAGAAACGGCGTGACGTCCATCGCCAGACGGAATGTGATCTGGTTGTGTTTGCCGCCGTCGTCGTCGTCGTAATCTTTGCCGGTCGGTATGCCGGAAAAATCCGCCTCGATGAAATGGTCGGTTCCCAGCCATTCAATTACGGCACGGGCCAGGGCACGGATAACATCGTCGCCCATACGCGGGCTGTCGCTTCCCTGCGGCTTATGGGTGGATATAGGATAGATTTTAGCCATTGGGACGAGTCTCCTCTGTCGGGGTTTGTCGAACCTGCTGGATGCGTTCGCGGGCGATTCGCAGGTTTTCTTCCAGCTGCTCCAATGCGTCGGCCTGACGGGTCAGCCACTGGGCTCGGTTCAAAAGGGTCAACGGGTTGAAGGTATCGCCGACCGTCGGCTGGCCGGTGCCGCTTAGCCGCATCGCTTCGGCGCGGGAGATGTCGGCAATAAATCCGTCGGGTGTGGATGCAATCAGTTTCATCTTACAGCCTCATCGGTAAAGGGCGCACGGTCGGCGCGGTGTGTTCGTAGCCGGCCAGTCGGCGCAGTTCCAGTTCGTAGTGTATTCGCATGCGGTCTGCGTGTTCGTTCAGCTCGTAATTTTCGTACAGTTTCGACGCCGTTCCGTACACAATCGCCGACGTGAACCGATCCGGAAGCAGGATATGATCCATATCCGCCGGATGCAGGCGGGCATAATACAGGGTGTACGTTGTGTCGGCGTTGACGGCGGGATAAAACGCCAGTGTATTCTGACGGTCGATATACCCCCGCCGCGTCTGGTTTATATACTCGTGCCAGGTCAGCGGCGGCAGGTCGTCGCCGTCCACGACCAGGGAAAATACTGCGCCCGGCGCCATGTCGTCGGGCTTGGAAACAGACGCATCGCCCGCACTGAGCGTGCCGCCGGTCTGTGTCTTGAGACACAGCGTGCGTTCGGTGATATCGGTCAAGACCGCGTACAGCAGGGTATCGATGGAGGTTTCTTCGCGTCGGGTAATCTGGTTGACGCGATCCAGAATGATCTCCTTGGTCAGTGTTGACAGACTTAATTCGCCGCTATCAATCGGAACGCCGGTGGTGCCGCCGGTACTCATTGCAACAATCCTTGCATCAAGGCCCCGCCCGTCGGCGTGCCGACGGACGGGAGCCGGTTAAAAAAACGGTTAGGTGACAGCGGTGTCCACGATGATACAGCCGAATTCGCTGTCGGCGGTCATACTGGTTACGTTCGCCGAGGAATACCGAGCGACTTTTTTCATACCGTAAATCCAGTTGGTATGAAATCCCCAGCGGGTCTTTTGCCAGTCCAGATGGCCTTCCGTCCAGACGGGCATTTTGCCGTAGGCCAGACAGACCGACTGGGCGCCGAGGAACAGCGACCGTACCATGGTAATGCCGTTGTTCAGGGCCTCGGTGGTGGAATCAAAGTATTCCGGCCCGGTCACGCCGCCGGCGCCCGTTCGGCGGTGAAGCATCTGGGTCTCAAAGATCGCCACACCGTCCCAGTACGCCAATGCGCCCGAGAAGAACGGGTTGTCCTTGCCGCGGATATAGGCGTTCTGCATCGCCGCTTTCCAGTCGGAATCCGCCCGCAGGGACTTGACCTGGAGCGGATCGACCAGCAGCACATAGACCTCGTCGCCGCCGATTCGAATGGGACGAATCGGCGTGATGTGAGTGCCGTCGGAAGCCACTTCCAGCTTGGCCATGCGTTTGACGGCCTCGATGACCTTTGTTCCCATTAGGCAGCTGGCCGCCGTGGTAACATCGCTGGGGTTTGCCACACGGGTCACTTCGCCCGCGATGGTCTGGCCGCCGCAATAATATCGCTTGGCGGTTGCCGAACGGGTTGGCGCAACTTGCTGGACGGTGTTTATTTGATTGTTGCCTGCATCCAGCAGCAGGGCCGACGCACCCAAGACCTGGCCGGTAAAGGCGTGCCCTTTCAGGCCGGACAGGGCGTCGATGATCCCGCGTGCCACGATGCGGCTCTTCCATTCGGACAGGGCGTCTTTGGCCTCGGTGCGCAGATTCATGGCCGCCGATTTCTCGGTCATATTACCGGCCAGCTGGACGGAATGACCGTGTTCGTGGATTTCCAGGGCGAAACTGTCAAAGTTCATTCCCTCTTCATTGCCCTCGTAGGTGCCGTCATCGGTCTGGCCGGTGCCGGTCAGGAGATTGCGAATACCGAAGGTGACTTTGTCGCCCTGTACTTTGGCCAAATCCATTTTGACCTGAATGATGGCGTCCGAGCCTTTGCCCATAAATCGGGTCAGCGGGTTTTTCTCGAACGCCTCTTTGAACGTCTTTTGACCCCAATACTGCGGAATCAGTGCCGGATTGGACGCGGCACCGCCGGGGGTCGTGTTGACACGTGTAAAACTTGTTGCCATAACGGGTCCTTTCTATCCTACTTGAAAATCGAGTCAAACAAGGCTTCCGGAGACATAGTTTCATCCGGTTCCTGCGATTTTTGTTCGGAAGACAAAGTGGTTTCTATTTGAGTTGTCTTCTTGGGAACAGGCAGTTCGATCCCCAGTAATGACAATTTCTGTTTGGCCGCCAGGTACAGGGCCTTGGCGGGGTCTTTGGCCTGATACGCTTCGCTGCGATCCGCTTGGGTCAGGACATCTTCTTTCAGCGCGGCTTCAACGACGGTGTCGTAGTCTGGAACACGGGAGCGGAACGCCTGTTCACAGGCCAACAGCCGTGACTTGACCTGTTCCGCTTCGCGGATGCGGGAAATTTCCTGATCCTTTTGCTTCAGCGCCTCCTGGATAGCCCGGGCGGCCAATCGGCGGGCCTGAGCGGCGGTAAGAAATTCCTCGTCGTCCGGATCGTCGTCGCTGTCGGGATTGTCGGCTTTCTCGCGAAGACGTTCCAGTTCCTCTTCCAGTTCACGGCGTCGCTGACGTTCCCGCTGAAGGGCATACCGAGAATCCGGGACAAACTGCTTGCCGGTCTCGGTCGTGTCGTCCGATGCGTCCGTCTTGCTGTCCTGGCCGTCTTCTTCGTCGGCATTGACCAGCCAGGATTTCTGCTGCGATTTCGTCTCCGCTTCGGCGGAGGCGTCTTCGGTCGATGACGGCTCGGCGTCGGTCGTGGCCTCGGCGGGTTCCTGCTCTGCCGTTGACGTGTCGTTGTCGGCGGCGTGTTCGTCGATGTCGCCGACCGGATCGGTGTCCACGTTCAGGTTGTCATCAAAGAGTTCGTCTGCTTTCATGGTACTGTTCCTTTCCTTGTGTGGCGTACTCTCTCGCCCAGAGTTCGGCGTATTCTCCCGCCGATGGAGTTCGGCATACACTCTTGCCGGAAGAGACAATGGGCGCAAAAAAAGCGGGCGTGTAGATGGTGTAGGCACCTACACTGCCCGCTTGATTTGCCTTGCGTCCCGTCGCGGTTGGCCGACCGGTCGGGGAACCCGTTATTCAGTTTTTAGTGCTGTGTTTTGTTTTTGATTTTCAGCATCAGTTCGCATAAATCCAGAATGTCCAGTGTATGAAAATGACGGCATACCACGTCAGGGTCAACCCAGATGTCGAATCCGGCCTGTCGAATTTGATCGCAGAAATAGAAATCTTCGCCCTGCGTAAACGCGGTTATATCGTCGTTCCAGGTTGTTTTCTGATACGGTGGGCTGAGTTTTTCCAGCACACGCCGTCTGAGTAAAATGGTCGTTCCGCCGACCGCCAGACAGGTAAACGGTTTGGTAGGCATTTCTTCCAGTTCCAGATGACGGACAAGCCCGCCTTCGAACATACATTTGACATTCCAGGTGAAATGCTGGGACTGTTTCCAGTAAATCGGTGTGATACCGGCCACCACGTCCTTGTTATGGGACAGAAGTTTTTCGATGGCGTATGGATTAACCGGCACGGTATCGGCGTCCAGAAACATTAAATGCGTAAACCGTTTGTATTCTGGCTGGTTCAGAAAATCGTGGATAATGGTATTGCGTACAGTTTCCGGCACGCGCCCGTGTTTGGATTCGCGCACGGCGATATGGCGAAACGCCGCGGCCTCGCAGAACCCGCTGAGCAGGTCGTTGATCTCGCGGGTCTTGATGGGCACGGGAACGGCGATCAGAACCGCTGGTTTTCGGGCTGTCCGTGTGCGTTTTTTAAGTGTCGCCATAGGCCCCCCATTTCTCAAAAAAACGGTGCTTGTCATCGCTGAACGTACGCGCTCCGCGGCGATCCGCCTGGTGTGCCAGTGACCCCAGCAGTCGCATCAGCAGGGAATGTCGTTCAAACAGACTGGCAATCAGGATGCTAAGCCTCATGCGGCACCCCCTTGCAGTGCGGCGGCGGGCGGCGGTGCGCTTTGGGCCTGCCGAAGTCGGGCGATGATTTCGTCTTTATTGGGCAGGTCGGTCGCCTCGATGAAGATATCCGGCGGGATAATGCCGTATTTCTCCTGAATGGCTTCCAGTTCGGCGAATGTGGACAGGCGGGACGTCGGCGACGAAGGCGACGTGGTAATGGTTAGGCTGTAGTCGGACAGATAGGCGTCTTTGAGTTCCTGCATCAGAAGCGATACGGCAAACTCGCGCACTGCGTCGTCGAGCGTCTCGCGCAGCTGAGGGTATTCCTGCGCGTACATCCGGGCGCCACGGAGACCGGCTTCCACCTTGTCAAGGACATTCGGCAAATCGTCCGGACGAATCTGTGCCATGGCCTCCGGCGGGATGGACGGGAGCGGCTGCGGGACGGGCAGTCCGCCGCCGACATGGGTCATCAGTATCTGTTCGGCTTCGCGGAGATGTTTTTGGCTGAGCAGTCCCGACTGGCCGATAACCGCCTCGATTTCCTCGTCGGTGTACACGTCCAGGTGCTGGATGCACTTCAGCATAAACTGACCCAGTTTTTCCAGTGTGTGATAAAAATTGGCAAAAATCGTTTCAACGGAGATACGCCCCTGCTGCTGTTTCAGGATCAGAGCACGTCCGCTTTCGGCACGAGCGGTCTCGTAGCCGTGGGTGGCATCGTTCAGGCCTGACACTTCTTTGACATCCACGCTCGACTGTTCGCCCAGCAGGAAATGATCGCTGAGCCGGCTGGGTTCGATTTTTTCAACCTTGCCGCCGTATTCAGATTCATCGATAATCAGACCCGGTACTGCGCCGTAGTTCTGAAGCTTGTTGACCGCCTGTTTGTTGGAACCGTCGGCGATCTTCCAGCCGCCGTTGACCGTCTGGTTAAGGTGGCGGGTCGCCTGAGTGCGGTTGATGTTCTCTTCCTTGTTCAGGGATCGAATGGAGTCAAGCACGCCGAATACATATCCGTTGTCAAAATGCGGGGCAAACCGGAAAACCGGAAACTCGGTGATCCGGTCGCCGAATGGGTTGACGGTATCCTCGGCCAGCAGATCGCCGATCATGACGCTTTTGTGCAGGCGATAGGTAATAACGTCCTGTACGGTGATGGTGTTGTCCTGCTTGGCCAGTTGGCGGGCCTTGCGCATGTCGGCTTCGTTTTGGAGTGTTTCGGTTTTCAGGTGCTGTTTGCTGGTTACACGAAGCCCTTTGACCGGCTCTTTCCAGTAAATCGTGCGCACTTTATACCGATACCGGCCCGTTTCTTCGTCGTATTCGGTGTGGTCTTCGCAGAGGGTGTCAACCACGCTGGACAGGTAGTCATCATACCCCATTGGTCGGTTCAGCCGGTCGTGAAGGTCGGGATACAGGAGATTGATCTCTTCTTTGTCTCTCCATTTCCTGAGAATGACATATTTCGTATCCTTTTCCAAGTCATAGTATTTCGCGTCCGGATCAAGTGAAACATCCAGTGATTCGTACACATCCAGCTCAAACTGGCCGCCGTCGGTCTTGTTCGGATCGATGGTCAATTCGATGTACGATTCGTTTTCAATCACCCCCAGCCTGAACAAATCCACATAAAGCCGTTCTGCGCCGGCGGCGCTTTGGGCGTGTTTAATGATTTCG